ATGGGAACAAATTCTTCGATCTCTTCATTGCTAAATTCTCCTAAGAAATTATCATCTTCCTCTCTAGTATCAAATATATCCCGTTCCTCTTTGATTACACTTCTCGTAACTTTTATCTCATCAGGATTTTTAAGCTTAGTTAGTTTGATTCTTTGTACCCCACTCTTCAAGACATTCTTCATTCTTTCAATTAAATCTGGATCACTATCAATCAAATCTAGAAACTCTATATGTGTTTCAAATTCATCATCTTCTGGTTCATAATCAAAAACTTTATCACCTAGACTTAAAGGTTTGCTATACTTATCAATTAAGTTATGTATATCATCCAATTCATCTATACCCTGTTCAACTTCCAGCTCAACTTCCTCATTGTCTTCATTATCATCATCAGAAACTTCTTCCTTTCCTTTTAAATCAGTCATTTCATCCTCATCACTAATATCACCTGAAGGGTCTGGTCCATATGCATCAGCAAGCCTCCAAATTGGTATCTTATCAGCAAACTCCTCTTCTGGAAACTTATAGTCTACGGCCTTTTTCTCAGAAATATTATTATCAAGAAACTCAGTTATTCCTTTATAATGGAAATTGTCTCTTGTTAAGCACTGGTTTATCCTACCTAAATCCTGATCTAGTAGGAATCTTTCTGAATAAGTGTTACATATCTCTTCAGTAGTCTTCCAAGATAACTCAACAGTTGTAAGTGGTATATGGTTGAGTTTAATAGGTGATTTGAATCCCACTATTCCTTTTAATAAACTATGTCTTGGTATAATAGTAAAGCTTTCTAGATTCATCAGCCTTACTCTAGAGAAAACAGCAGATATATCTGACGCTAATTCTTTCATATAACGTATTCTTCCAGAATTATTCTTTACAAATTCAAGAATCTCATAGTTTATATCAAGTAAAGCATTCTCTGATCCTGATTCACTAAAATCAATATCAACTCCCTGTAAGTGGGCTATAGTAAGTACATAGACATTGTACTTTGTATCATCAGAAGAGGATGATTTTGCGATTTTGCTGGCATGGATCAGAGGAGTGTTTCTTCTTGTTATATAATTCTCAGATGCTCTAGTTATAGATTTTGATGTCATGGAGCTTAACTCTTCAAAGTGATCTTTAGATATGATATTAAACCTGGCTGATTTTTTCTTTTCCTTTATAATTTTATAACTAGTACCTACTTGTATATCATAGGGAAAGTATGAGGTAACGACATTATCAATTGCATTCACCATGATATTTTGATGTATATCATTAACGTAAATGGCAAAGTAAAAGAATGAATTCTTATCCCTAGGCAGTATAAGAGCTTCTCCTTTAAGGTCCTTAATAATAGTTATCTTTGAAGTGATAGCTTGTTTGTAATAGATAGAGTCATTACCTCTTTCATGTAAATACATATCTACAACAATATCTTTATCATAATGGACTGATTGGTTTATTTTTATAATATCTTTATTACAAGAAAGTGCATCAGAAATTGTAGTTTTGAATAGATTTTCAAAGTCTTCTGTTGTAGGTTCAGACATGTTTGAGAGATTTTTCAGGAGATTATTAATGTTGAACTCTCTATTTATGAATAATGGTGATACATCGTAATTATGAGATGAACCATATATGAAAGAATCAACTACATAGTTAACTTCAGAATGTGATGGAATTATTAGAGAGTTTTCCTTCTTCATTGGTATGAACACTGATTTTATATTTCTGTTAACAAGTAAAATTGAACTAGGGGCTGGATATACATAGTTCTCATAACCAACCTTCGTTGAATGGCTTACTTCTTTAATCATACTGACTGCTGTTTTTACCACAGTATCATAGAAGGCAGTTTCAGCATTTGTAATATAATTATGGAGCTTGTAGACAGAGTTTTCAGTATAGGAGTCAAGAATATTGTAAAATGAAAATACATAGTCAGGTATAAATTTCCTCTTCTGAAAAGCTTGCCCAATATAATCTATCCTCTTCATCATAGAATCAGTAACAGCTATTTCAGAAACTAATATATGGTCTCTTCCCATCCTAACTTTAAATCTATTGAGGATTCCTTCATAGACTTCTTTATAATAAGAAGGTCTTGTAGCTTTTTCTAGTAATGATTTAAAGAACCTTGTATTGAATCTAGGAACTTTCTTTCTAATTTCCCCACTGATATAATTAAGTATTGGTCCATTATATTTATGTAGAAGAGTACAGTAAAATTTTGCCATATATATCTTCATTGTTGTCGAGTTATAAGGACTAGTAGTTGACCTATGTGGTGACTTCCTACGTACATCTATTGCTATAGTTATAAGATCAATAACTTCATCAATAGAAGGGAAAATTGCACCTAAGTTTTTGATCTTACCTCTCTCGTCTCTCACAACTTCATTAGACATTGAGTACAATAAACTTCTGTAGTTAGTTATAATAGTTTCAAATGCTATTACATGCTCCTCAGTTATTACAGTTGATCTTGAATTAATCCCTTTTAATATGACAACTTGAGCAACCATATTCTGGCTAATCTTTTTAGATCTAAGGATCCTTTCAGTTAGGTGTATAAGTTCTTCATTAGTAGAAACATCTAGATCTTTCTCACTGTTCGGTAGAAATAAGCCAATAGAAGATGGTATGTTAACCTTATTAATCAATGATATAAGATAACTGTATATTTTAGCAATAGCTTTATTGAATGACTCATCCCTTGTATAAATTGAGTAGACCAGAGTTTGAACAAGAATCCTAGTTTCTGAAGAATCTAGAAATGAAATTGCTGTGGAAACAAGAATCTCAAGGACATCTCTACCTGTTAGATATGAAGGGAAAGTGAAATCTGAATGACTGTCAGGATCTTTCATCATAGATCTAAGGAACTTAACTAACTTGTTTGATGTATGAATAATCAAGTTTATTACAGTTTCTCTATCCTTACCTTGAACCTCATTTTCAATATCATTTATTCCAGCATTGTTTTCTAAATCAATGGACTTATCTCTTAACATAAACTCAAAATCATCTTTAATAGTCCTCATAGTGATCTCTGGTATTATATAAGTGATCCTAGCTTTTCCTCTAAATTTCTCTGAGTAAGATATTTTTGCATTTGTGAGAGTAGCTAGGTATAGGTGTTTTGAAATATAAAATTTGAATTCATTCCTCAAATCATCAGATTCCAACTCATGTGCAAAGTAAGCATATGAATACCATTTAAATGCTTCAGAATATGTTGTTCTGTCAAGTGAGGAATAGTATGGCATATCTCTTGTAATATAGTCAGGAAGCTTTGTATAACAGAGTGTCTGCACATAAGATGGGTAAGCATATCTAACATCCAAATTGTAACCATTTCTATTAGATAACCTATGTATGTTTGCCATAGTAGGTGCAATTCCAGGATGAGGCTTTTCAACTCCAAAAGCAAAACATAAATCATTTAAAAGTGCTTCATTACAGTACGATGCTACCCTATACATTGCATCATAAAACTTCCTTGTGTCCTTTACTACATCTTTTGTCTCACCCTCTGATTTCCATTGCATCCTAGTTCCTGTCTTAGGATACTTATAAGTATGTAAAGTATACTTCTCTAAGAATATATTAGGTGTAACTTTAACAAAACCAATTGAGGCTTGTGATATCTTATCTGTAGGTAACTCAACAATTCCTAGAACCTTTTTGATCTTAATACCTAAGTCATCTTCTCTTCCAATGAGTTTTGATAGTACGATAATTCCAGTTATCCCAACTTTAGGTAAGGAGACTCTATAAGCAGGATAGGAGATATTTATGAACTTTAAGAACAGCTCATTAGGTTCATATAAAGTTATACTTTTCATGTGAGGATTGAAGTAATCATTTATCTTAAATCCATAAGCAATTCTTATTAACTTAGCTGTATCAGTAGCTTGTACCAGTCTAATAACACCTCTATCAATATATTTCATCAGAGTTTGATTTTTAATCAAGCTTTCTAAGAAAGTAAGCTGTCTATTTGAAGGAGAACTCTCAAAGATAAAATTGAATACTGATGGCTCTACTGATGAAACGCCTCTAATTATCATGTCTATAGCATCCATATCTATATCTTTATCAGACTTTTTAAGATATTTAGATAATCTGGGAAATTGGCTTACAACAGCTTCCTTGAGTCTATAACTATTGTTCGAAGATGAGATATTCTCCGAGTTGCTTGTGAAATATCTTCCTAAAAGTATATCCATTGCAGGGTTCTTAGATTCTTTCACTCTTTTTTCAAGTAAAGAGGTGTAGAATGAGTAGAGCAAAGGATCTCTGAATAATAAGCAAGTTATATCTGCTAAAAAGTGACCATACTGATCAATGTTCGAAGAAGATGAAATTTCCTCAGGACTTGGCATTCTCATTCCTCCAAGAAGCCTTGGTGTCATAATTAACATTGTGAACTCGTTGTATCTAAGGCTTATTGCTTTTCTATTAACTAAGTTTCTGAACTCAACATACATATAAGCATAAGAAATTCTTAAAGGACATGAAGCAGACGTTAAAGCCCTTGATTTACCTTCAATTTTATCAAGTATATCGGCAACACTTTCAAAAGCCTTTGTCTTCTTAACTTCAAATAATGTAGACATTTCTCGGTAATAAAGCGACATTAGTTCACCATCAAGTCCTATTTCTCCCAGGTATTCAAATATTCTTTTAGAGATAATTGTCTTCCCAAGGTTAAATGAAAGACCAAACAGCACATATATGTTTTGTATACCTGTTACAATCTGATCAACAGAAGCTTTCTGGTCTACTTTATTCCCATAAAGAATAGCAAGTCCATCATCACTATACACATAGAATATACTTTTATACCCAGTTTTACTAAGAGCAATAGTCATGATAACTGCATGAATGCTGCTCCAAACAAAATTGTAAAAACCTTCAAAGCATCCTAGGATTCCAGTTATAAATTGAACTTTATCAGGAACGAGTGTTATGACAATTGAACATTTGAAAACTAGATCAATTCTACGTAATGAAGAACATCCAGTTAAGTTGGCAAGCAGGTCTCCATAAATCCTAAGAAGCGCATGGTTAAAGTTCCTTGAAAATTTTGTCATATCAAAGGAAACATAGTATCTATTATCCCTTCCTTCATTTTTAGATAGTGCAGCTGTTTCTAACTCTTTTCTCCTCTTCCTACTATCTTTTGTAATAGAAACCCCATATTGTCCCCTAGTGATCTGTTTAGTAAGTCTCTCAACAGACTGAGTAATACACTTCTGATCCTGGGAAGGAATGTAGAAAAATCTTGGGTCATCTTTATGTTTTTCTCCAGCTTTTGGTTCAGTGTTAACAACGTAGCAATGAGCAAAATTTTCTTCAACAAAAGTAGAAACTTCTTTTGAAGTAATATCCTGAGGATCATGGCCAAGCTTACTTTCATACCTTTCAAAACGATTAATTAATTCATCAAATTTATTATATGCTCTTGTTACATTTAACCCTTCCTCACCCGAAGCAAATTGTTCAAGATCATTTACATTATGGAATTTCTTTCTAAACTCTTCTTTGTTAGAACATAGTTTCTCAAAAGTTTGATAATCCATTCTAGTGTTCTTGAAGGATGATTTATCATGTGGTTCAATCTCTTTCTTAAGAAGGTCAGCAAGGAGAGGATTCATTCTGAAGGAGACATTAGACCATACTTGAGCTGAATAATTATCACATTTTGATGCCTTAACACTTGGAGAGTATGAGTATTCAATTAAAGCTTCAGGATCAGTCAAGTCATCAGCATTAGAACCAGGAAGTGCTCCTACAAGGCTCTGAAGTTGAGGATTTAATCCAGAAGATAACATTGAGATGAAAATTCTTTTAATTGCTTCTCCTCTAAATCTATACATTGTAGATTTCTCCACTGCATTAGGAGTTCTTAAGCCATATAAATCATTAAAGGACTGTCCAATATTGTAATCTGGCTGAGGGAAAAGCTTAAACATAGAGAAGTAGTTTAATATAATTGCAGCAGTCTTTGATTCTTCAAAAACATCATCATCTAGGATAGTAGAAGTCTCTTCAACAGAAATGGAAAGAATAAACTTATTTAGGAATCTTCTAGACTTTGGTAAGATAGTTGGATCTGCCTCAGCTTCAAATAGTTCCGTCATTGTTCTCCCATTGAATGATATACCTGCATTATCAGTAATGAAAAGTGATCTTGCAAGTTTAATTGCACGAGGTATACTCTCAGGAATTCCACTTAAGATCATATCATCAATAAAAAGCTTAAGTGACAACACTGCTTTTGAAGTATGAAATGCTGACTTGTTTTCAATGTCCATCAATATATAAGAAAAAGACTTGAGAAGGGATGTAAACCTAGTGAGATGGTGGAAAGAGAAGAAGAAAAGTGAATTATCCAATTTCATTACATAGAGAGTTCCTACCTTTGTAAGCTTCACAACTTTAGAGGATGGTCTGATTGGAACAGATGAGGTAGTGATAACTTTCTGGATATTTCTAACTTTCTCTGTCTTAAAGTCAATATCCTTCTTGAGTTTAACCATCTTATCTTTAAGAGTTTTCTGAGTGGAGTCACATACAGCCATTAGATTTGTAAGAGTTTCAGAAAGCGCATAGAGAATTGTATAATTCTTCTTAATGAAAACTCTAAGGAGCTTGTCAGATGATTCTTCACTTCCAATCCTAAGTTTATATGAGTCAAAAGATTCTTGGAAGAAGCTTGATACTTTTTTCTCTTCAGGAATAAGGCCTTGGTAATTTTCATAGGATCCTAAAATGTGAGAGAAAGCTCTATAAACTTCAGAATTTCCATTATAACCTTTTACTTCATCTAACCGTCTACTTTCTGCAGTTGTAATATGGACTTTAATTTTAGCTAAGTCTCCAGAAGTAAAGCCTGCTCTGACGACTCTACTCTCAAGTAGGTTATCAAAAAGATTCTTCTTTATAATTCCTCTGTAAGGTGTCTTAGAATAGAAAGATTCTACTTTCGAAGCCTTGAGAAAATCGTTAAAGTTCAAAACTTTTAGACTATTCATAGTTGTTTTTGATTGATTTTAGCAATGTTT